CGATGGCGAAGCAATCTCTTAGCTCAACTACATTCCAGAAGAAGCCCAAAAAGAAGGGACTTCAGGCAAAGAACAAAACAAGCTACAGCAAAAACAGCAAGCTGTACAAAAAACCATACAAGGGTCAGGGCCGATGAATATAGTACAGATAGAATTTCCTACAACCCAGTATCTTAGGGAAGAGCTTCCTAAGAAACAAATATATCTGCATCATACGGCTGGAAACAACAGTGGGACAAATGTATTTAAGTGGTGGGCGTCTAACCCGGAACGTGTTGCTACTTGCGTGGCAATTGCTGGGCCCGGATCATTTGATGGAGATGGCAAGATTGTTCAGGGGTTTAGCTCTAAGTATTGGGCATACCACCTTGGGGTAAAGCGTTCTGTATTTGACTCTTTTAACTTGCCATTTGTAAACCTAGACAAGATTAGTATTGGTGTTGAGATTTGCAACTGGGGGCAGCTTAGCTTTACTGGTGGTAAGTTTTACAATTACGTGGGGGGAGAGGTCCCAGAAAAAGACGTAATCAAACTTGACGTCCCATACAAGCGGCACATATACTTTCACAACTACTCAGATGCTCAGATTGAGTCTGTAAAAGAGCTTTTGCTTTTATGGAAGGATAGGTATAACATCCCATTAAAGTACCAAGAAGATATCTGGAATGTCAGTATAAGGGCACTTAAGGGAGAGTCTGGAGTTTTCACTCATAACTCTGTTCGTGCAGATAAGGTCGATATCTACCCCCATCCAAAGATGATTCAAATGCTTAAGAGTTTATGAAAAGCTGGAAAGACGACGCAACAAATATTTTGTTAATAGGATATATTATTTTGATCCTTTGCGCTATAATTTCAATTAGTTCATGCAATCCCGTTAAGCAAGTTCTAAAGGATAAGGATAAGCTAGATGACGTTGCGGAAGTTGTTATCAAGCTTGGTTACTGCGCAAATGATACCACAATAATAACGCGTAGCGATACTACCATCGTGCATGACACGGCGTATCAGACAGACACCCTGATAGAGGTAGCAACAAAGAACGACACACAATACGTAACGCTTCCAAGGAAGGTGATTACTAGGACCATTACCATTCGTGATACTGTCAAGAGCGTGGTTGTGGACAATGCTAGAATCGGTTTGCTCAAAAAGGATATATTGAAGCTTGAGGCTGAGGCTGAGATTATTAAGGCTGAGGCTGATAGGTGGAAGGCTACGGCTAGAAAAAGATGGTGGTGGTTACTTTTATTAATTGGGGTGATATCCGGTTATGCTCTTAGAAAACCGCTAAAGGCAGCCCTAAAAGCGGCCTTGTAGGATTCTACTAAAATATCTATCTTTGTATAAATCAAATAAAAATGGAAAACAAAATCCTTGCACAAGAAGAACTGACTAAGATTCAGGAAATGCACACCACATTCGCTCAGGCAAAAATTGCTTTAGGCGAACTGGAGATTCAAAAGCATGCCATTCTTGGTCAAGTAAAAGAACTTCGTGATGGCTTTAGCCAATACGAAAAAGAGCTTATTGAAAAATACGGTGCTGATTCCGTAATAAACATAAAGACAGGAGAGGTAACATATGGCAAAGATTAGTCAATATGCAGTTGATGGAACCCCATCACTTAGCGACAAGCTGATTGGTACTGAGGTAGCAAATAGCAATGAGACAAAGAATTACACAATTGGTAGTATTCTTTCATTGCCCCTTCCCAGTGTACCTGTATATGCGAACAATGCTGCTGCTCTTGCCGCTGGGTTGGTTGCTGGGAATGTCTATCGTATTACTGGGACAGACTACTTAGGAGTAGTTCATTAATAGTTTAATCATGGACATTCGCAAGGTATCAATTGGTCCCGACTACAAGGGAGGAGCAATGCACTACATAGTTGGGCAGAAGGTTCTAAATGATACCAATGAAATCCATTTGATTAAGTTTGATACCAGCTCTGGATCAATTAAGATTTACATCATAAACGAGAAAAACGAGGTCATGTTGTGGAAGGAATTTACCCATACAATGCCCGTTGCAATTGAATATAATATAGCCTATTGATGAGATCGCCATTCTACTTCATTGCAAAGCCACTGAAGGGGAAGCGATACGACAACACGAAGGAAGTAGGAGGAATAGAGCTGATTGTCAGCACCTCTGAAGAAGACCATAAGTTCTCGAATAGATACGCTGAAGTCGTAGAGCTGCCCTTGAATTACGATGGACCTGTTGCCATCGGTGATACCCTCTTGGTTCACCACAACGTATTTAAGTTTTACAATGATATGAAGGGCCGTCAGAAAAGTGGCAAGAGCTTCTTTCGGGAGGACCTGTTCTTCATAGAGCCTGACCAGTTTTTCATGCACAAGCGCGACGGCAGGTGGATAGCGTACGACAGGTACTGCTTTGTTAAGCCGGTATCCGCTAAAGATTCTCACATAAAGAAACCATTTACAGAAGAGCCGCTGGTTGGTGTAATGGCGTACCCGAATGAATATCTTTTATCAAAGGGTGTAGTGGCTGGGGATGAAGTTTGCTTTGCACCTGATAGTGAGTACGAGTTTACTGTTGATGGAGAGAAGATGTATAGAATGTTTGATCACCAGATAACTATAAAATTATGAATCTAATAATAGTTGATAATGTAATAGAAGATCCGATCGAATATGTAAATGATATACTTGAAAAGGATTTTATTGATGTAAGCGATGGAGTTAATGTATTTAAGAATATACAGCCAAGATATGACTCGGATGAGTTTACATCTTATGTTATTGACTTAGTTGGTCCTATGTATGATGTGTCTTGGAACTTCGTAAGAAAGTCACCGCTCAATCAGGAAGAGCCAAACTTCATACATACGGACGAGATGATGGGCGACATTACAGCTATATTATATCTTAGTATAAAACATCCAGACGGAGATGGGACAACTATATATAATGATGATGGCAGTAAATCCTGTGTTATATATTCAAAGTTTAATAGGATGATTGTTTTTGATTCAAGCCTACCGCATAGCAGAAATATATTTGAGAACTTCGGTGTTGATAACGAATCAAGACTTATTCAGGTAGTTTTTCTAAGCGAGAAGAAATGAAAGAAATTAAATTAAAGATAATAGAGTCTGGGTATAGGGCTGTTGAGCATTTAATAAAGGTTGCAAACGAGGAGATAATAAAGCCTGATCCAGACGACGAGCTTGCTGCCGATCGGTTAAAGAATGCTGCTGCTACAAAGAAGTTAGCTATATTCGATGCGTTTGATATTCTTAATAGGATAGAGGCAGAGAAGGAAAGTATATTGATGGCTGAGAAGGGCGTACAAAAGGTAGATACAAAACAGGGCTTTGCGGAACGAAGAAGTAGGCAATAGTATATATAGGGTTGTAAAAGATTACATACCGCCTGCCGTTCTTTCTAGGAAGAATGCGGCTAAGTCTTGGCAATATGGATACAATGATAAATATGATTTAGTTGTCATATCTAAGACTGGGCAGGTGGGTGATGTCATAGATGTGTCTGGCCTTCTTATAGCTCTTCCGTTACAGCCGAAGGAGTGTCTTCAAAGACACTCAGATCCGAAAGAGCAGTATTGGGAAAGGGGTGAGTTACCATCTGAGCTAAATAAAATACAATCTATATTTCACTGGAATGAGATGCCTGCTGATTTCAAGAACAAATGGGTAGACTATATAGAATCAGAATTTGATTATAGAGAGCAGGGTTTCTGGTTTATGAATAATGGTAAGCCAACTTACATAACCGGCTCTCACTATATGTATCTTCAGTGGTCTAGTATAGATGTTGGGTACCCTGATTACAGAGAGGCTAATAGGATATTCTTTATATTTTGGGAGGCGTGCAGGGCAGACCCTAGGAGCTTTGGCATGATATACCTTAAGATAAGACGCTCCGGGTTCTCGTTTATGTCTTCATCGGAATGCGTAAACATAGCTACGCTTGCTAGAGATTCTCGAGTAGGTATTCTATCTAAGACTGGTGCTGATGCAAAGAAGATGTTTACCGACAAGGTGGTCCCCATTAATAGCAGATTACCATTCTTCTTCAAGCCTATCATGGATGGTATGGACAAGCCTAAGACGGAGCTTGCCTATCGTGTTCCAGCATCTAAGATAACTAAGAAGAATATGTTTAACTCATCTGATGATGAGATCATAGGTCTTGACAGTACTATAGACTGGAAGAATACTGAAGAGAACTCATACGATGGAGAGAAGCTACTGTTCCTAGCGCACGATGAGAGTGCAAAGTGGGTAAAGCCTAACAACATCCTGAACAACTGGCGTGTGACCAAGACCTGTCTTCGTCTGGGTAGCAAGATTATTGGCAAGTGTATGATGGGGTCTACATCAAATGCACTTAGCAAGGGTGGTGATAATTACAAGAAGCTGTACGAGGATTCAAATGTCAGGGTTAGGAACGCCAATGGACAGACAAAGAGTGGACTTTATGGATTGTTTATTCCAATGGAGTGGAACATGGAGGGCTTTATTGATATATACGGGATGCCTGTTTTTAGGAAGCCAAAAGAAAAGGTTCGAGGTGTTGATGGGGCATGGATAACAAACGGAGCTATAGACTACTGGGAGGCTGAAGTAGACTCGCTCAAGTCTGACGCGGATGCGCTTAATGAGTTTTATCGTCAGTTTCCTAGGACGGAGTCTCATGCATTTAGAGATGAAAGCAAGCAGTCCCTATTTAATTTGACAAAAATTTATCAACAGATAGACTATAACGACTCAATGATTAAGGAGCATTACCTTACTAGGGGGTCGTTTCATTGGCGTGATGGTGTTAAGGACACCGAAGTTGTTTGGACTCCAGATCAAAGGGGTAGGTTTTTGGTAAGCTGGGTTCCACAAAAGGGGTTACAAAATAAGGTATCTAACCGTGGTGGAGTCAAGTATCCGGGAAATGAACACATTGGGTCATTTGGGTGCGACTCATATGACATATCTGCTGTTGTTGGAGGAAGGGGATCTAATGGGTCTCTTCACGGTCTGACCAAGTTTCATATGGAAGATGCCCCCGTAAATGAGTTCTTTTTAGAGTATGTTGCTAGGCCTCAGACTGCTGAGATATTCTTTGAGGAGGTACTTATGGCTTGTATTTTTTATGGTATGCCAATCCTTATTGAGAACAACAAGCCTAGGATACTATACCATTTTAAGAATAGGGGGTACAGGAACTTTTGCTTGAACAGGCCTGATCGGCATATAACTAAGCTGACAAAAACGGAGCGTGAGCTGGGGGGTATACCAAATACTTCCGAGGATGTAAAGCAGGCTCATGCCTCAGCCATAGAGTCTTATATAGAAAAATATGTAGGTCTTGATATGGCTGGAGCTTATAGGGAGCCTGACGTTATGGGGACCATGCCATTCACTAGGACGCTGGAGGACTGGGCTAAGTTTGACATAAATGATAGAACTAGGTTTGACGCCTCTATCAGCTCTGGTCTAGCCATCATGGCTAACCAAAAACACCTATATGTGCCCGAGAAAAAAGAGAATAAAATTAGCATTAACTTTGCTAGGTATAATAATCAGGGCGGTACAAGTCAATTGATTAGATGAAAGATGTCATAATCAACATAACATCTACTGGATTCCCTAGCCAATTTGTGTCGGATGCCGAGAAGGCAAGCGATCAGTTTGGGCTCCAAGTAGGACAGGCTATTCAATATGAATGGTTTAGGAAGGATGGTAACCAATGCAGGTACTATGGGCAGTGGCGTGATTTTCACCGCCTTCGTTTGTATGCGCGCGGTGAGCAATCTGTTCAGAAGTATAAGAACGAACTTGCTATAGATGGCGACCTTTCGTATCTAAATTTGGACTGGACACCCGTTCCTATCCTACCTAAGTTTGATGATATTGTAGTTAATGGGATGTCCGATCGTCTCTTCAAGGTAAAAGCTTTTGCTCAAGATGCAATGTCTCAGGCGAAGAGAAGCCAGTATCAGGACATGATCGAGGGGCAGATGGTCGCAAAGGAAACTCTTTCGATTATTCAAGAAGAGACTGGGGTTAATCCATTTATTATGGACCCAGCAGAACTTCCTCAAACCGATGATGAGCTTAGCTTGTACATGCAGCTGAACTATAAGCCAGCTATTGAGATTGCGGAAGAAGAAGCTATTAATACTATTTTTGAAGAGAATCATTATGGCGATATCCGCAAACGATTAGATTACGATTTAACTGTTTTGGGTATTGCAGTAGCAAAGCACGAGTTTCTGCCGGGCGCTGGTGTTCAGATATCTTATGTAGATCCTGCGAATATAGTATACAGCTATACAGAAGATCCATACTTCAATGATTGCTTTTATTGGGGTGAGATTAAAACTTTGCCTGTAACGGAATTGTTGAAGATTGATCCATCCCTAACTCGAGAGGATCTTGATGAAATATCAAAGTATAGCCAGAACTGGTATAATTATTTTAATGTATCTCAGTTCTACGAGAATAGTTTATTTTATCGAGACACCTGCACTCTTTTGTATTTCAATTACAAGAGTACAAAGAAGATGGTCTACAAGAAGAAAATTCTTGAGGGTGGCGGGACTCGCGTAATTGAGAAGGATGATCAATTCAATCCTCCTGTAGAAATGATGGAGGAGGGCAACTTTGAGAAGATGGAGAAGACCATCGACGTATGGTACAATGGTATCATGGTTATGGGTACAAACATCTTGTTGAAGTGGGAGCTTGCACACAATATGGTTAGACCAAAGTCTGCATCTCAACACGCTCTTCCAAACTATGTGGCTGTTTCGCCACGTATGTACAAGGGGGTGATCGAGTCTTTGGTTCGCCGTATGATTCCTTTTGCTGACCTGATTCAGATTACCCACCTTAAACTACAACAAGTTATTGCGCGTACTGTACCAGATGGTGTGTTCATTGATGCAGACGGACTAAATGAAGTAGACTTAGGTAGTGGTAATGCATACAATCCAGAGGATGCACTTCGCTTGTACTTCCAGACTGGTAGTGTTATTGGACGTAGCTATACACAAGAGGGTGATTTTAATAACGCACGTGTTCCAATTCAGCAGCTCACATCAAACTCTGGCGCAAGCAAGACGCAGATGCTGATCGCAAACTATAACCACTACATGGATATGCTCCGTGCAGTAACTGGTTTGAATGAAGCTCGTGATGGGTCTATGCCAGATCCAAACTCTTTGGTTGGTCTACAGAAGTTAGCTGCACTAAACTCAAATACGGCTACCCGTCATATTCTTGAAGGGGGTCTGTTTATTTATCGGTCCATGGCTGAGGCTCTGACATATCGCGTGGCTGATATATTAGAGTATGCTGACTTTAAGGACGACTTTGCAAATAAGATTGGTAAGTACAATGTGTCTATCCTTAACGATATTAAGGACCTATATATATACGACTTTGGCATTTTTATTGAGATAAGTCCTGACGAAGAACAGAAAGCTCAACTCGAGGCTAATATCCAGATGGCTTTGTCTAAGGGAGATATCAACCTTGAAGATGCAATTGACATACGAGAGATAAAGAATCTTAAGCTAGCCAATCAGTTATTGAAACTGAAACGAGTAAAAAAGCAAGAGCGTGAGGAGAAGATGGAAATGCAAAAGCAGGCAATGCTTGCTCAGCAACAATTGAAGTCTCAGGAGCTTGCAGGTCAGGTAGCTATGCAAAAGATTCAGATGGAGTCTCAGGCTAAGATGCAAATTAAACAGGCAGAGATTGCATTTGACATTGAAAAAATGAGAGCTGAGGCTGAACTCAAGAAAGACCTGATGGCTACAGAGTTCGAATATAATATGCAGCTTGCTGGTTTGAAAGAGGGTTCTTTGAAGGATAGAGAAGATATGAAGGAGAAAGCTAAGTCAAAAAGAATTAGTCAGCAAAACTCTGAGCAGTCTAAGCTAATAGAGCAGCGTAAGAATAACCTTCCATCGCAAAGCTTTGAGTCTAATGAGGATAGCTTGGATGGGTTCGACTTCGCAGAGTTTTCCCCTCGATAAAAGAGTATAGTTTTTTTGTATAATTTTGTATCAAATTAAATCAAATGGAAATCAAGGTAAGAGCAATTGAAGCTGGTGAAGCTAAGGGTGTTCAGGAAGTTGAGAAAGAACTTCTTGAGAAACATGAAAAGGAAGTATCTGGGGGAGAGCCGGTGGCTACTCCAGAGATTCCAAAGGTTGACTTAACAGATTCTAAACCGGAGCCTGTTATTCAGCCAGAGCCTGAAGCTAAGGCGGAAGATGATCTTACCGAAGAAAAAGTTCTTTCATATATTGGTAAGCGATACAATAAGCAGATCAATTCATTTGATGAGTTAATCTCTGAACGCGAGTCTGCCGAGGAGATGCCAGAAGATGTAGCTGCTTATATGAAATATCGTAAAGATACTGGTCGCGGGTTCGAAGACTTTATCAAGTTGAATAAGGACTACGATTCAATGGACCAAGATCAAATACTCAAAGAGTATCTATCTGCCACGCAGACTGGTCTCGATGAGGACGATATTAATGTATTGATGGATGACTATCGTTACGATGAAGATTTGGACGATGAGTCAAAAGTCAAGAAAGTAAAAATCGCTAAGAAAAAAGCTGTTGCCGAAGCTAAAAAATTCTTCAACGAGCAGAAGGAAAAGTACAAGTTTCCCCTTGAGTCAAGGTTGGGATCTGTTCCGGAGGCTGAAAGAGAAGAGTTTGAGGCGTATAAGCAATATATAAGCGAAGCTAAGACCGTGCAAGAAGAGAACAAGCGGAAGCACAAGTGGTTTGAGCAGAAGACCGAAGAGGTTTTCAGCAATGAGTTCAAAGGTTTTGAGTTCAAAATAAATGACCGCTCGCTGAAGTTTTCTCCCGGTGACACATCAGAATTGAGAAAGGCTCAGTCAACACCAATGAACTTTATTAATAAGTTTTTGGATGAGACTGGACTAATCAAAGATGCTGCTGGATACCATAAGGCATTAGCTGTAGCTATGAATCCCGATCGCTTTGCCAAGTATTTTTATGAACAAGGCATGGCCGATGCTACTGAGGATGTAATGCGTAAGACTAAAAACATAAACATGTCTGAGCGTAGGGCTCCCGAAGTAGTTAATAAGGGTGGGGTACAAATTAAAGCGGTAAACCCCGATTCCGGTAAAGGTCTCAGAATCCGCAGTATTAAAAAAGTATAAACTTAAAAAAGAAAAAAAATGGCTGTATTACCTAGTCCCGGTTTCCAGCTCCAGCCAAGTGCGGAGCAGGTTCCGTTGTCGACCAACTACATTACTAACTTCAACTTCTTGAACCAGTATCTTCCTGATACTTATGAGAAGGAGTTTGAGCGTTATGGTAATCGTACTGTTGCGTCTTTTCTCCGTTTGGTTGGCGCTGAGATGCCCTCCAACTCTGATATGGTTAAATGGGCTGAGCAAGGTCGTCTGCACACTAAGTACACCAACTGTGCTACTTCTGCTGCTGCTGCTGCCGACTCTGCTACCATCACCGTAAATGATGCTAACGTAACTGCTATCGCTATCCGCGCTGGTCAGACTGTGTTTATTTCCGATAACGCAACTGGTCTCAGCAACAAGGGTATCGTTACTGCTGTTAACACTGCAACTGACACCTTCACCGTAGCTTACTACGAGGGTGGTGGTCAAACTTTTGCCATCACGGCTACCTTGTCTGTATGGGTTTATGGTTCTGAGTTCAAGAAGGGAACTGTCGGAATGATTGGTTCTCTGGAAGCAGAAGATGAAATCTTCAGCAACTCTCCAATCATCATCAAGGACAAGTACGCTGTAAGCGGTTCTGACATGGCTCAGATCGGATGGGTTGAAGTAACTACCGAAAACGGTGCTACTGGATACCTGTGGTATCTGAAGAGCGAGCACGAAACTCGTCTGCGTTTTGAGGACTACCTCGAGACTGCAATGATTGAGGCTGTTCCTGCTGAGGCTGGTTCTGGTGTTGCTAACTCTGCACTGAACCCAACCTACGGTAACAAGGGCTCTGAGGGAATCTTCTACGTAGTTAACTCTCGCGGTAACGTGTGGGGTGGTGGTAACCCAACTACATTGGCTGATTTCGACACTATCATCTCTCGCTTGGATAAGCAGGGTTCTATCGAAGAGAATGTAATCTTCGTTAACCGTGAGTTCTCCTTCGACATCGATGACATGTTGGCTACCCTGAACGGTTTCAACGGAACTGGTGCTGCTCAAGCCGCTTCTTTCGGTCTGTTCGACAACGACACCGATATGGCTTTGAACCTCGGATTCAGTGGATTCCGTCGTGGATACGACTTCTACAAGTCTGATTGGAAATACCTGAACGATCCCACAATGCGTGGTGGTCTGCCTGTCGGAGCTACTGCTAGCGGTACTGTTACAGGTCTTCTGGTTCCTGCCGGATCTACTACCGTGTACGATCAGATTCTTGGTAAGAATGCCAAGCGTCCTTTCTTGCACGTACGTTATCGTGCTACTGAGGCTGAAGATCGCCGCTACAAAACTTGGATCACAGGTTCTGCGGGTGGTGCTCAAACAAGCGACCTCGATGCGATGGAAGTCAACTTCCTCTCTGAGCGTTGCGTATGTACCCTCGGTGCGAATAACTTCGTGTTGTTCCGCTACGGTTCTTAATCCTAAGAGGAAAACCAATAAGGAGTGGGGTGTCTTCAAAGACACTCCCTCCTTCTTTTTAACAAATCAAATCTTATCAAATGAAACAGAAGTTGACTCCGGCAGACCGGATTTACAAGTTGAAAAACGACGCAGCCCCACTTTCTTTTACGCTGCCATCACGAAACACAAGACGATATCCCCTACTTTGGTATGATGAGCAGAATAATGTAAACCGCCCACTGCGGTATGCCATCAACCAAAAGTCCCCATTTGAAGACGAGCAAGACGGTAACGCAATTGTAGAGCCTATTATTTTTGAGAGCGGGTTTCTACGTGTACCAAAAAACAACCCAGTACTTCAGCAGTTCCTTTACTACCATCCACTGAATGGTCGGTCTTTCGAAGAGGTTGATTATGAGAAGGATGCAGCAAGGGTTGTAGAAGATTTGACGCTTGAGGTGGATGCCTTGGTTCAGGCTAAAGAGCTAAGTATTGAGCAGTTGGAGAATGTTTATCGTGTTATGATGGGCAAGGATCCATCAATGGTAAGCACTGCTGAGCTTCGCCGAGACGTTCTTATATATGCAAAGCGTGAGCCGCATAGCTTCCTTAATCTGCTCAACGACCCAATGTTGAAGCTTCAGTCAAATGTCCACGTGTTCTTTGAAAAGAAGCTACTTACATTCCGGAATGGGCAGAAGGAGGTGTGGTTTAATACAAGCACAAATAAGAAAAAGATGCTTACGGTTCCTTACGGGGAGGACCCCTATACAACCGTGACATTATTCCTAAAGTCTGACGAGGGAATCGATGTTCTGAAGATGCTTGAAAATAACCTATATTAGTATCTGGTTGTTGGTTTGCATACATATACAGGGGGTGCAAATGCACCCTCTTTTTTATTTATCTTTGTAAAAAGGATGTAGATGATTAATTCGGTCAGAAATACCGTCCTGTCAATTCTTAACAAGAATAACTACGGATACATATCTCCATCAGATTTTAACCTGTATGCGAAACAAGCGCAGTTAGAAATCTTTGAAGAGTACTTCTCGTCGTATAACGACTTGATAAACAGGGAGAATGTAAGGACTTCGGGAGTCCACTATGCCAATATGCGCAGGACGGTAGAAGAAATGATGGAAGTTTTTTCTGTAACAAAGCTGCTACCTCAATCAGCAGGTAATATATTCTTTACTCCATCTCCATCAACAACCAACGATCAATACTATATGATCAATAAGGTTTTGTGCTACCCGACAATACTAGCCACTGGAGCTAATACAAGCGTAGTTCTAAACTCTTTGGTTGATACATCCGCTCAGTTTTTGTCACTTGGTATAGTCCCGGGAGATGTAGTTGTAAATAAATCAACTGGGCTAACTGCTTTGGTGACGGCTGTTGCTAGTAATATATCTCTAAACATAACCTCTAATATATTTTTGTCTTCAGGTAATCAGTACGCAATAATTGACAAGTCAGTATTTAAGGAGGCGGATAAGGCTACTCAGAGTAGAATATCCATGCTGCTTAACTCAAATCTTACTGCTCCAAATACGTTATTCCCTGTATTTACATTGGAGTCTGATAAGCTAATTATATATCCGTCAACTATATCTACTCTTGGTCAGGTTGAGGCTCAATACTTCAGGCTTCCAAAAGATCCTAAGTGGACATATGTCAGTCTTGTTGGTGGCGCTCCTGTATTTGATCAGACTCAACCAGACTATCAAGACTTTGAAATACCAGCAGAGGACGAGTATAAGTTAGTGGTAAAGATTCTTCAGTATTGTGGAGTATCTATTCGTGAGGGGGATGTAGT